GAAATTTACCAGACACAATTAAACCCATTTTAACGCGATCAGTATATGTCTCAGTATTAATAAAGAAACGTTGATTTAAAAGGGTTTATAAAAAGAATTTGGTGGTCAAATTTATAGTGACCACAACCATTAAATGGTTTGACCACTTTTTGACCACCAAATTCAACAAAAAATTTCAACTCAGAATTGAGTTGATGTAATTCTCGAAACTGTCCACAGATTTATTTTCGAGTTTTTCACTTATATGAGCGTATACGTCAGAAGTTATGCTTATGTTTTTATGTCCCAATCTTTCTTGGATGAACTTCATACTTTGGCCAGCTTCCAACAGAAGAACGGCGTGAGTATGTCTTAGTCCATGGATTGGGATATTTTCAATTTCAGCCTTTTTTAATATTCTTTTTAGAGCATTGAAGAGGGAGGACTTTGGTAAGGGATCTCCTTTTTCTCTGCAGAAAACAAAATCTAGATCATGATCGTATATTTCATTAAAGACCATTTTGTTATCGTTGATCCACTTCATATGAGCATGAAGTTCCTTTGCAAAAGATTCAGTAATCTTGATTGTTCGTTCTGAGTGATATGTTTTTGTGTTTCCGAATACTTCTTCACCAGGGTCTCTTTGGAAGTCTAGTGATTTGTTTATGGCTATTGTCCGATTTTTTAGATCAATATCTTTTCGTTGAAGAGCAGCAGCTTCACCTTTTCTCATTCCAGTTTCAATCAAAGTCTTAAAGTAAATGTAATAGATATAGTTGTCCTGACGAGCTGTTTTTAAGAACTTTCCAATGTCCTCAGAGTTGATATATTCCAAACTGTGTTTGGATTTGGATCGATCTTTTTTGGGCAATACAACTCCATCGCATGGGTTTGATGAAATTTTTTTGATTGGTCTAACAGCCATCGATAAAGCGTGATACATTGTACCGTGTATGATCTCGATAGTTCTTGTGCTGTATTTACCTGATTCCTCAAGAGTATTTATGAATTTTTGGTATCTCATTGGTGTTATGTCTTTTAGCTGAATCTCTTTGAAGTAGGGGAGGATTTTATTCTCAATATTTCTTTTGTGAATGTTAAACGTGTTTTTTGCAACCTTTCCTTTTTTATAAACTTCTAACCATTCAATAAGAAAATGTTTTAAAGATGTTTCTCCACCTCCAACCTCTATATCACTTCTAAGTAATTCCTCATGTTTTGAAGCAGCAATTTGTGCTTCTTTTTTTGTACTAAATCCACCTTTCGAAAGCTCTGTTACTTCTTGTGTTACAGGATCCTTATATTTAATTCTATACTGCCATGTCGTACCTCTTTTACGGAAACTTGCCAATAAAATGCCACCTTTCGATTTTAATTATGATAGAGAGCCCTGAATGAACTCTCTTATGTAATTTACTATAATAAATTCGCTTGTAATGAGATCAATCGGTTAGAATATGTCATCTATTCACCTCCTTTTAAAACTTTAAATTTAGATCCAAATATCATCTGATGTATCTAAAGAACGAATTTTTTCTCTTAAGCGTGGTTTGCCAAAAGCAATCATTTCTTCGTTAATTCGATTTTCCTCTTCGATTAAAGTGTTGAGGACTCTCAATAATGCTTTCTCATCTAAATTGTATGGACTGATGTCTTTAAAGAAATGAGCAAAGAATAAAAAGAACTCTTTTTTGCTTTTCATGGCCTCGGTACAATTGTATAAACCCTCAGCGATATTAAATCCGTAGTAGCCCAAATCCAAAGCTGATTTTAAGTTGTCGGATATACGATCTATTTTATCTACGACAATTTCTTCATGGCTTTTTTGTTCTTCTATATAGTCTAAAACTTTCTGAGGCACATAGTCAGGATTATTTTGAGTCTCTTGATTTTCCTCTTCGATTTTTCTTTCTTGTTCTTCTTCCCAATGCATTTCAATTTCTTCTTCTAAAGAAGGGCTGATATTGAAATGTTTTAGCGCTGGTTTAATTTCTTCTTCGGGTAGACCTAAAATACGAAACATTTTTCGCATAGTTATATAATCTGGCTTTTTGTTGTATCCGTTTTCTATCTGACTTACGTAAGATCTGTTTTTTCCTAAAGTTCTAGATAATTCAGAAGAGCTTATATTGAGATATGCTCTTTTAACTTTTAAGAACTGACCTAAATTATCTCGGAATTCGGAAAAATGATTACTACTTTTCAAATTTCTCACCTCAATATCGAATTATACATCATGAATCAAATATAATCAAACGCATCATAAAAAATAAAAAATGTGAAATATGTTGATTCATATGATGCAATGATTTATAATCGATTTATGATAATCGTTAAGAATCAACTCACGTTCTTTGACAACTGAATAACCCACAATTAAAAATTTACATCTAATTGGAAGCGAGGTGATTTATAATGAGAGATATGCAAAACTTCTCATCTTGGCAACTAGCACAAAACATAATGATGCATGAGTTCATAGCGCAGAATGACGATCTAATAGACCGATTTCCATTATGGCTTCAGCACAACAGGCATATCAAAGAATTTGACTTGCTCCCAAAGAGTGAAATCAACAAGATGATCAAACTATTTGATCCTGCAGCTGATGTTGAGGTAGATAGAACATTGCAATTCATATAGAGATAACTAGGGGGATATTGGATTGAGCAAATTAAAAGCATTCATCAAAAGTAAGTGTGAAGACGATTCTTCAATGGCTATGAAATTGGCAAAGATAGCAGGGTATACAGACAGAAGTGGTTTTTACCGATTTCTAAATGACGGTAGAAAAGAAACAACTGATATTCAAAGTATCATAAATATTGTCAAAGAAATCGATCCAGCAAATGAAAGAGTTGTTATGGGAGAATACATAATGACGCTTGATCCAAATAAGTCTGCAGCAAGACAGGCTCTTGAATATTTAGATGTAAATAAATATTACATTGAACGTAATGCATTACTGGATAAAATGAAGTATGCTCACAACGGAAAGTCTCAAGAATGGTATAAAATCTATTCAATTCATAGCGAGGTTCAAGACGGTAATTTAACGTATCTTGAAGCGATGAATAAAGTGGGATCGGTCAACACGAAGACACCTGAAATGAATGTGTTTAAAAATATTTTGCTTTTATATCCACTGTGTTCAAAAGGTGAGTTCGGATTGATGAGTGAAATTGCTGACTTAATCGATGTGGATTCACTTCATATAACCGGTTACGTTAATGATTCCTATAGATGTAGGCTGTTGATTATGAGTGCCAGTGCAGCAGTAAGTCAGAACAAGCTTAAAAGAGCACGATTCAATGCAGGAATGGCTTTATCAGAAACTAAGATTGATAGATTCGCTGTTTTCGCCTGTCTACATCTTGGTAACTCATATATCTATACAAGTTATGAGAAAGCAAAAGAAAACTTCTTCAAAGGGTTAGGATACGCAAATGCTAATTCAGAATACAAAAGGGAAATCAAAAGAAGTTTAGCGATGCTTGAAAATGTATGGAACAAAGAAGAAAACGAGTGGTTAGATTTAGATTCAAGAGATACTACAGATATGCAAGAGGTAGCTTTCCATCATATTGTTAACAAGCGTAATGATCAAGCTAGATCAATTTTAAATCAGCTTGACGAAAGGGATTCAAGCAATCACGAATTAGCTTACAATACCTTTTTAAGAGGGTTTTTGATGAATGATTTTAATTGTTATTGTCAATCGGTGAAACTTTTTAAGGACACTGGAGACAAGTACACGCTCCAACTACCCCTAAGAAATATCGAAAGGCTGGGTGCGGACAAGAGTCTAGTGGAACTTATTGCTCACTAGAAACCTTATCAATTGAAAGGAGGTGATTAAATGAAGAAAACAGCATTATTTTTAATCGTAGCTGTCACAATTTTCAGTGTTGGATTTGCTTCAGGCCAAACATCGGAGCAAGCTATCGAATTCATCAAAACTGCAGCAATGGGCAACGGTGGATGATTTACATATTAGAAAGGTGGGGAGATTGAATCCCTGCCTTTTTGATATATCAAGAAATGATCTGAAAAGGAGAAATTGAAATGATTTTGAGTCTAAAATGTACTTGTGGAAACGAAGTGGAGTTTAATAAAGAACAGAAGTTTCATAGTGAACTTTCTGATTATGAATTTGGCCATCATGAGATTCATCTATCATTCGATTCTGAAATTGGCGGTATTGATGAAATAGGTGAAGAAGATTTTACAGAAAGCGATCTTTATGTGAAGGGTGAACAAATGGTCATAACATGTAACCGATGCAATTCATCATTAAGCATCAAAAAATCTTAATAAGAAGGAGGGAGCGATTGGGTAAATTCAGAAGCATGGCTATCGCAAGCATGGCAGAGGATCTTGGGTTTAAAACAGAATTAAAAAACAACGGTACATATTATAACCCTGAATTGAATGCGCTGCTGATCACTAATGGATTTGTAGCTGATTTAGTTAAATTAAACTATTTCGAGTCAGCGATCATCAAAATGCCTTATAGGATGAATAAAGGTGTATGTAAAAAAATTCTCTACAGAGAGTCAACGACTAATCTAAGAAAAGACATAGGTGTAATGATCAGAAGTATGAACTCATTCACTTCTGATGGATATCACAGAATGAACATAATTAAATGGAATAAAGAAGGCGATTCATTAATCGTTGCAAGTGAATACTGTCCTGAAGCGACAATACATATTGATTTAATTGAAAGTAGCAAACTGAAATACATAAGGGAACTAGAAGTGGGTAAAACAACTCTTTTATGCAAATTGGATTGTGATGAAGAAAGGAGAGTTGTTGTCCTACATGCAAAATAATAACCACTATTACACTGATCAAGTATTTGAGGACGAGAAGGACGCTGAGATACAGTTTCTTCAGAATAATCAATATGCCCTTGAAATTGGTTTGGACAACACCAACAAAGCGTTAAAACACTTTGAGAATCAAATTGCAATGCTTACGGATTTTATAGCGAAATTAGGGTTAGATGAGGAATACATAAAGTACATGTACGAGATCGCAATAGATGAACATAGCGATAGCAGCTGCAGAGAGACAGCGAGATATTACATAGATGTTATTACTGAAAAATATGGGAGCGATAATTATAAAAATTGAAATTTTAAAACCTGGAGTGATTTTTAAAAACCACAAAGATTTTTGTATTAAAACAGGTATAACTTATAAAAATTCTACGGATAGCAAAAAGGCTCAATTAAAAGAGTTGGCACGATACTGCTCATTCGAAAAAAAGGGTCACTCTATTATTGTAAATTCACGTTATGCAATTCCGTTACCAAAAAAGAAAAACGTTAAAAATGCTGTTTACAATGAATTAATTGAATGGCTTGTGCTAGATATACTAGCTCAGGAACATAACAATGGGCGTGTTTACATAACAAAAAGTAAATTAATCAGTTCGCTTGGATTTGTTAATAAAAATTATTTCAAACATATGCACAACAAAAAGGAGATAGCATTACTTATTGGTGCTGATAGTTATACTGTGCAAGATTTTTACAACACGAGCCAAAGTAGTTTTAAAAAGGCCATCGAAACAGCCTTAAAGAGTTTAGCAGATCGTAGCATGATAAGTTATACTTCCGTTTTTAAAGTAAAAGAAAATGGACAAGAATCAAGATTGGCGACTATGGAAGAAAAAAATGCAATTCTGGTATGCCAGAAAAAGATAATGAAAAAATTGGGATTCGCCAAACTCTCCCAAATTAGAGCAAAAGGTAAAAAGGTTTGGAGGGATTTTGAGTCACAGGTTAATAAAGAACTATATCTATACAATAATATTAGTTCGTATTTCCAAGTGTATGAGATTATTCTTAATAGCAAACATCTTGAAGAGGAGTGCATTAGCATGTTGGAACTGCTGCTCAAAAAAGCAGAACAGGATACGTACACTCAAGAAATAAATGAAAAAGCATGTGCGAAATTATTGCAAAATGCAAAAAAACGCCATACCAATTCGGTGGATAATTTATACAGGAGAGAATCGAATTACATACAAGACATTAGTGCTTTAATAGACATGTTAATAAAGAGTGGATCTGATTCTATATCAGATGACTTGGTATCGTTAGATATTGGTACCTTAGACAAGGAAACAATAGATGTAATTGCTAACATTTTCAGTTGATAAAAAACGACTAGTAAACTTCTCAATCCAAAATAAAGATACTCACCTTTACTAGTCGTTTTTTCAAAAATCTAAATAATTCAGTATGATTCACTCTCACCCATTTCTTTAAAAGGAAAAACAAAATCTCAATCACAGTCTGAAGGGGGTATGGGGGATGGTTGGCTGCATGATAGATAATTTGGAACGTAGTGGAAAATTGTCTATCTAAAGCATCCCCCATGTATTACATAAACACTCACATACAAAAGAGCAGTTGCACAAAGCAAGCTTTGTACACCTTCTCATCATGATTAACTTGTTAATCATTCTTCGTGATAGAAATAATAATTTGGAGGAGATTCATTGAAATCAAACTTATCAAAGCAAGTATACATTTACTCATTAGACACTTCAGCATTTTTTACACCAGAGGAACAGGTCATCAATAATGAAAATCTTAGCTTGACTTACTTCGTTGAATTTTTGAAAGAAATCAAGAGTAGCAATGCGAGTGTAAATGCAATGGATACAATTGGATTAACGGAAAAGCAAGAAGGAAAACTAAAAAAACATCAGACTGCCGAAAAAATAATTGCTGATTATGTTGATTTTCTGAAATTTAAAGCAGCTAACGAGAATAAAATGGAAGATACAGATAAACTGGATGGTTCAGAAGAAAAGCATCTTAAAAATACCGGAGTGTTGGAGGATGAAGGACTTACTAGAAGAAAAATTAATAATTTGTGTGGCATTGCTAATCTTATTAAAAACCAGAATAAGAAGAAAATGAAAAAATTAATGGCTGACTTTAAAAAGACAAGGGAACTCAATCTCGATGCAATAAGATACAAGAACACTGGAGATATCAATATTAACAAGGTTATTGGTGTTTTTGAATCAACCTTAACTAGAACATTAGGAATTGAAACAGAAAACGAACAACCTTCGGATGAAATTATTATTGTTGAAAGTTTTTATGAAGAAGTCTTCGGCAGTCTGATCAAAAAAGGATTTAAGTTCAATAAAAAGCAGTACGACTATTATGCCTCATCTGCTGGTCAGATTCGTGATAAGAAAGGTGTCTTCATCAAGAGGTCATCGCTCAATAAGCACAAGACAACCTTAATGTGTGGACTTGATGAAAAATTGATTAACTCTAAAGGCGGTATGAATATCAATAAGTGGAATGCTTATCTTGCTTTATCCAATAGTGCAAGTTCTGTGTGGGAAGGCTTCGATATTGATAAAGCTATAGTTGTTCCAGATTTTGAGAACGAAATTGAAGGAAGCTTTGACTATATTGATCGCAATACATATGAAATAACTCGGAAGAAGATGACTATTCCAGTCGATCAGACTGATGGCTGCGGAATGATATTGCCAACTGTTGCAGATAAACCATTTCAATTCAGAGCACCATTTATGAAGGGGATGCTAGTACCTTTCGATTTCAAACAGTTTGCAAAAGAGCATGGTAAATCAATTATAAAAGACATTGATGGTCGTGAATGGGATGTACTGAAAGGTGATATTCACATGATCCTTACGAAGTCTCAATTTAAAATGTGGAGCTATTATGGCAACGAAAGTGAAAGTAAGTGGGATCACTACAAACGCTGTTTTAAGGAATATAATTGTGAAGCATCCAAATTAAATGAGGAAGAGGAGAACTTAAAGACAAGTAAGCTTAACTATCAAATGCTTCAAACATTAACGGACATCACAGACAGCGAAATGACAAGATTAACAAAACTTACGATTAATGAGATCAAAACACTTTATCAGAGCACTGATGCCATGTTAGGTGTTATGGGAGCCGTTGAAGAAAATGAGAAAAGAAGCAATCTCCAGGAAGCTCTATTTGTATATCCTAGTTTATTAAAAGATAATCATGTGAAAGAAACGATCAAAGAAATTAAAGCGAGGATGATCAAGGAAGCTAAAGCAGGAAAAATAAAGTTAAAAGGATCACATCATACTTTCTTAATACCCGACCTGTACGCAGCTTGTGAATTTTGGTTCAATGGTGAGAAAAATCCAAACGGATTAATTGAAGATGGAGAGGTTAGCTGTAAATTATATGAAGACAGCTTAGAAATTGACGTGCTTCGTTCTCCTCACCTTTATAGAGAGCATGGCATCAGATCCAATGTGATAAACGAAAAAACGAAGAAATGGTACATCACAAAAGGAATCTATACATCAAACAAAGACTCTCTATTTAGGTTACTGCAGTTTGATTTTGATGGTGATAAGGCTCTTGTTGTAAGCGATAAGGAATTTGTCAGTATTGCTAAAAGAAATATGAAGGTTGGCCAACATGATGAAATTCTTCCTCTTTATTATGAAATGGAATCTGCTCAGAAAGATATCATTGGAAACGGCAAAATATATGACAATCTGAGAAGTTCTTTCAAGGTCAACATCGGAGAGTTTTCTAATAACATATCAAAAGTTTGGAATAGTGAAAATGTGAACCTGGATGTAATCAAATGGTTAACGATGGAGAATAACTTTGGAATAGACTATGCAAAAACGCTATACCAGCCAACGAGGGCTACACATGCTAGTAATGAGATTGAAAAGTTCTTGAAAATTGAAGAAGGTGATAAAACAAGAAGGCGAAAGCTGCCATATTTCTTCAAATATGCGAAAGACAAGGATGAGAAGAACGTTGAAATGCCTAATGGTGCTATGACTGTTGATAAGATAGATATAATTATGCCGACTGCAAGAGAAACGAAAAGAAGTTTTGATAAGGCGTTGGATCCATTAGAGTTTAATTACAGACTGTTCTTGAGTCCGAAATTACATAAGAAAAAACCATTAACAAAAGAAAATATTGATAAATTAGACCAACTCCTTAAAGAGTATAAAGAATTATACAAAGCGAAATATTATGAAAGTTTAAGCGCACCTGATCGCAGCCCTAGATTGCTAGAAAGGATTAGAAGATTAAACGAATGTGTAATGCGTGAATTGAAGATAAATCATGGGGATTCAGATTTATTAAAGATGGTTGAAGTGATCAAAGTGTACAAAATGATGGATACGAATAAATACAGGTTAAGCAATCAAGAGAAAAAGGAAGAAAAGAGATCTGATAAAAAATGGTTTGTGTATAAGGTATTCACTAACGAACTATTGAATCTAAATGTGACAAAAACTGAAGTGCTTGATATCTTAGTTGAATATCTATTCTTCATTAAGAAGACAAAATTCAAGGATACATTATGGGGATGCTTTGGAAATGATCTCCTGTGGAATCTGAAGACAAATTTAAATGTGATTGCTGAATGTAAAAACCCTCATTGTGAAAACAAGTTGAGTGATCTGAATGCCAGAAGACATTACTTTTGTGAGGATTGTTATAAAGATCATCGGAAACAGTTGGATGCGGATAGAAAAGCGATTGCGAGAAAAAACAGAAAAATGTCCGCTTGAATTTGATAACAGATTAATGGATACACGAAGAACCCTTGTTGCATCAAGGGTTTTTTATGTTCATATGAATTTCTATAACCGTATACTAGGGAATAAATAATTTCCCATTTAAAACATAACATAAAAATGAATGATAACGCAATGATTAAATAAATCTTGCGAAAGGAGTCGGGACTAGAATAAATGAATATCGAACGATTTGAACTAAGACAAGCTATGCAAAAAAGAAGAATAACCCAAGTGGAAGCAGCCAAGCATTGCGGTTGTACCCAGTCTCATTTAAGTAAATACTTCACTTTCGAATGCGAGATTTCAAAAGAAAAATTAAATCGACTTGTCGAATTTGTTTATTCTCGCCCTGAACTCGTATGGAAGAAAAAGTAGCAATTTTTTTGGTCGTCACTACAATACCGTTTGTTGCGGAAACAGCGAATAAGGGTTGTACCTAGCAATTTCAGCGACCTTACCAAAAACAAATGAATTTGCGTTCACGTTTTGTAGTTTTGTAATCATTTCATTTTGCCTCCAGAAAAACGAATGATTAGGTGCGGTTTGTAAGATACAGCCCACTGCCCCCGAAAGTTACAAACATTTTTATTTCTCCTTTTTGTATGAGTGTTGGGGCGCTATATGCGCTCCTATATTCGCACAACTAAAAAAATTCAAACGATAATATCTCACATAAATGGATGGTGTAAGCCATGTTTAAACCCAAATGGGGAAACCCAAATCCCAATACAGATTTTCAAAAAATCTATAGCAAAATTGATCCTGTCATACTGAAACGAGTTGAACAAAATATAAAAAAAGAGATTAGCATGACGAGTCTAGTCCCTCATTGGATAAAGGAGGTGACACGTTTAAATGAGTAACATTGAGAAAAACTTTTTGGATATTTACAGACTGATTTCATCTAATGAAAAGAATAATAGGTTCTTATTCTATAAAGAATCCCCATTATCTTCAGATCATCCAGATGTAACAAATGATGATCAAATCCCCTTGTTAATCTACAGATCACCCAAAACAGATGATCTGGAAGATGAAAAACCAATTGCTAGAATGTGTATGTACTTAGCGAACGGTACTCCCACAAATAACCTGCAAATTCAATCCCAAGATATCATGATTGACATCTATACCAGTATTGATGAAGTGGAACAAATTGAATTAAGAAACTTAAAGATTCAAGACAATCTTGCACAGCTACTTTTTGATAGCAGAGCAACTGGCTTCGGAAAAATTGTGAATTACAAACGATTGCTAATTCCAAATACTCCAAAGGGTTATATCGGTTATAAGCTTATTTTTACTTTTGGTGCAAGTAAATGAAATCAAATGATTTTATGCAGCTTTTCGGAACTGGTCAGCCTGTAAAAACACCAATAGGGGATTGTCACTTCATCAAGATTAAAGAGTATGTTGATTTCTCAAGTGATCTTCAATTGATGGCAGATCACAAAGATAAAATAGCTGAATCTATGCGACAGGTCTTGAAAGATAAACTTGATGCCCAGGACATTGAAGAGATGGTTAGTGGTCGTAATTTATTTCAACTAATCTTGATGCATCCGCTGTATTTAGATGCTTATCAATCTATATTTATCAAGGTTTTCAATGATAAAGAGATCATGTTAAAGGTATCGAATGAAAACTTCATGGAGTTGAGAAGTCTTGTCTTGAAGATGCATCTAATTAACGAGGACAAGAAATCACCAAATTCAGAGATAGAAGAGCTTAATCAGATTTCTAAGGAATTAAAATCAAGTGATGACGGTGCTGATCTATCAGACATGATTAGTGCGGTTGTAGCAACGACAGGCATAGATTATTCCGCTATTAATGAGTGGTCACTTTACCAGCTTTACCTTACATATCATCGCATACAAAAAAAAGTAAATCATGATGCGTCTGTTATTTTTGCTACTGTCAGTTCAGAAGTGAAGATTAATAGATGGGACGATCATATTGATCTATACGTTGAGGAGAAACACCACTTGTCACACAAAGATTCAGAATCAATCAAAAAATTACTAGGCTGATAAATTCAGTCTTTTTATTATTTAAGGAGTTGTTTATTTAGAAATGGCAAAGACGACCGTTATACATGACGTATGTAAAGTGACAATGAAACAAATTAGTACAGGGAAAGTGATTGGATCGGCCGTAACACAATTAACATCCCTCGCACAACAAGTTCAGCAGGACTTTTTAAAAGGCGGCTGGGGAAACAAAGATTTATATGTAATTAACTCAAGCAAAGAAGTTTCGGGTAACGTTAGGAACGCATTCTTTGATCTTGATTTCATGGCAATGCAGCAAGGAGTTTCCATTGAGAATGAAACTATTTCTGTTTACGAAGACGAAGTTCTATCAGTTAGTGATTCAAACGGTGTTACCTTGACAAAAACACCTTTAGAAGATTCAGAAGTTACATTCACAAATAAAGCCAATGGTGAAGTCTATCAGACTGCCGTTTCTGGAACGAGTTATACATTATCCAATACTTTTGCTAAAAAAGGTGAACAAGTTACAGTTCATTACTTAATTGAAGTTGATGCTGAAACTGTTGAAATCAATGGTAATAAATTCTCGGAGAACTATTACCTAGAACTTCATACCCTAGAGTATGATCCAGTCACTAACAAAACTTACAGCGACCTTTATATCCAGTTGCCTAAAGTTAACTTCTCGGGAGAGTTTGATATGTCTTTGGAAGCTGGACAACCATTTACTCCAGAATTGGGGTATAGAGCTCTTGCAGATGACAATGGAAAGATCGGACGTTTTGCAAGAGTTAAGCGTAATGAAGATGGCTCAAAAGGAGCAGCGCCTTCTACACCTGGCAACTCAACGCCTGACGATGATGGAGATTTAGGAGATTAATTTATTTGGGTGTGTGATAAATAATTGCACACCCCTTTATATATTCACACAAAAAGGAGAATGGAAAATGACAACAAACGAAATTAAAAGTAACGAGAATACTAGGTATATTAAATGCGTTTTTGATGTTAAGGATTTACTGGAAGATGAAACGAGAATTGAAATGTTCCTTCAATCTTTTAAAACATCTATACAAATTTTCATTAGTCGTGAAAAGGCTAAGCTAGCGGGTGAATCTAAATGACAACGAAAGCAGTGAATTTAACGACATTAGGTGATCTCGCTAAGAAATATGATGAGAAAAAGAAGGTTCAATTGAATGAAGAGTTCCATCTTTATATTTATCCAGAGTTTGCGCCCAGTAAAATTGCGGAAGTGTTAAAAGAGTTAAATACCGATTACTTCAACGGAGATAAAAAAGGTTTGAAGATTGATGAAGTTGCTATGATTGATTGGTTGTATTTCTTGATCATCAAAAAATTTACAAACCTTAAAATCCCAAATAACCTGAAATCTAAAATGGGTGCGTATATCAACTTAGTCGATAGTGGGTTGATGGGACAGATTATGATGTCATTTCCCGAAGAAAGCATTCAAAAGGTGCTAGATCATATCAAGAGTGTCGAGGATGCTGTAGATCAGCTTGTTGACAGTGATTTGGATAATAAGACGGAGCAAGTTATTAAAGCGTTAGATGAGCTGTAAGACACGTTAAATACAACGGAATCAAAATTAGAGAGGATTGATTTAAGGATGGAAAAGAAAAGTGACATTAATGTTCAAGAAATTGCGGACGGTATCGTTAGAAAGGTAAATGAAGTGGAGTGGGAAATCCGTCAACTAGATAGAGAGAGAAAATGGAAATTCGATAAATTAACAACAGATTTAAATGCTTTAAAATCATTAGATGGATTCTATAACATTGAAATTTCTGTTTTTGCTGAAAAAAATCGTTTGTCAGTAGATGAATATATTGAAGAGGTACACAAAGAACTTATTATTGACGTACCGCCAGGAAGTATTATTCTACCAGGGGTGAGCAAAAATGTTTAAAAAGATCAAAAAAGAGTTTATTGCAGTGGATTGTGACAAATGTTTAGTTGAGCGTTGCAACTCACCAGAAGGAATCCTGAATATGGTATCTAATATATGCCGTACTTTAGGTGGTGAGTTTTCACCTCAAAGGTGTGATTCCTGTAAAGAAAACAACACACAAATGTTTGATATTGATGGATTCAAAAGAGTTACCAAAGAAATGCTAGATCATATTGCCAAGCTAGAGTTTGAGAATGATCAATTGGCCAATCATAGGTTAGACCCGTTTTATGAACCAAGTGAAGAAGTAAAAGAAACAGTTGATCACATTGTTGAGGAATATAAAGATGAGATTGAAGAAGTTTTGTCGGTGAGTAAAGATGCCGATGAATGCAGAGGGAGATTCTCGTTTGTAGAAAATCCAAAGGAAGTGTTTAAGTATTGAGTGGATGTGAAATTTTAATACGATACCCTGACTGGAATAAGTTCAAAAATATTTTCGTCGATATGATTGACACTATTGGCACAATACATCAAAGATATAAGATTCTTGAAAGATATAAAACAGAATTATTGGAAGCATACACATCACCAAAATATTATATTAAAGTTGATTCGGAAGAGGAGCGACAAAAGTTACGATCATTAGATGAAGAAGCTATGGAAGAAGGAAGAAAATTCGTAGACACGCTCATTGATGGTTTACTTCTACTTCTCGGAACCAGGCACGATGATGCTGTAACGTACGCTAAATCTATGTTGAATTCCCTCTCAGTTGCTAAAGGAGTGTAAAGCAAAACATGTTAGATGAAAGAAAGATTAAATCGATCTCATTATTAGCTGAAGGAAGGAAGACAATGCAAGCTATTGCTGATGAAATTGGAGTCAGTCGTAACGCATTATACTTGTGGAGAAAAGATAATGAATACTCACTGGAGCTGGACAATGAGATACAAAACTTCAAACTTTTAGCACAGCAAGAAAGAAGCGCAAGAGCTAAAAATTGGTTTAAAAAATTGGAGAATATCGGTATGGATGATAGTCAAAAGACTAAGGATCAGCTAGACGCACTCAAAACGCTGCTGGCATATTCAGAAGGTACTCCAACATCTAAGGTTGAAATCACTGAAACAAAGTCTAATGAAGTAGATAAAGAAACAATCGAAGATGAGATTAAGAAGTGGAAGAAATCTAAGGAAAAGCAATAAAAACCCTCATCTATATTATACCATAGAGAGGGTTTGTTGCTCCTGTTTGCTTTCATATTCTTTAATGATTTTATAAAAAGTATTCTTTTTAAGCTGCAGTAATTCAGCAAATTGAACACCTGTAATCTCAGAGCTTTTCCATTTAGGATAGTTTGTTTCAAGTATGTTCTTTTGTTCCTTAGTTAGAGTGTCATAGCTCATTTTAGGTCTGCCAAGATGTTTCCCAGCTTTCTTAGCACCTTTAATTCCCTCTGCTTGTCTCTCCCTGATGTCCTCACGCTCTTTCTCCGCAAAGGCTGTTAGAAGAGTTAAAATGATTCTTTGAATAGCTTCTTTTAAGATGTCGTCTTGATCTTCGCTAGTGTTGATCATAGGCTCTTTAATGAATTTTAATTTAACCCCATTATCCACGAACCAATCATATTCCTTTAAAGTATCATTCATGTTCCTACCCATACGAGTAATTGAATCAAATACAATAGTGTCGCCAGATCGAACAATCTGTTTGAGCGTTTGATATGAAGGTCTGTCAAAGTTCTTCCCACTTTGTTTATCTATAAAAAGGTCACGCTCATCAATGCCAACTTTAGTCATATTGGCTATTTGTCTGCTTTCGTTTTGATCCTTTGAGCTAACTCTTATGTAACCGAATGTCTTTTGTGTCATGTCGATCATCCTCTCGTTTATCTTACTTTTATTATACCATATATGTTTATAAAGGTGTATATAAATTTATAAACGTTTATTAATTAATTTTGATATCTTTATAAACGTAAAAAGAGTAAGAAAGTGGCCGTTTAAGAACCCATACCTATATAAACGCTTTATCTCTTAATGAATCAAAGAATGAAAAAGTGAGATCGTTTAGAAAGTGTTTAAAGCTCGATATAGAAGCGATAAAACAGTTGATACAAATATATATCGAAGTAGATAACGTGGCTTAGAAAGGAAGCAGATAGGCTTTAACCCCCACCTTTCTGTTTTAGAAAATGCCCTTTTAAACGATAGCAGGGTACAAATTTTTTGCAGTATTTTTCAAAGTTTCGAGGTGATAAAAATAACCAAATCAATCAACATAAACACATCTGAAAATAGGATGTTTTTATATGAATATTTAGTCAAACAGGCAATCAGAGAGAATATGACTAAAACAGAAGCAGAAGACTTCGCATCTCATATGATGGTGAAACGTTCAGAAGATTTATTCACTTATCATGGATTGGCTTGGGAATTAGGTCAGAAAAATCTTGAATTCTTCTGTTTATTTTTCCTGCAAGATACATTTAGAGCACCTGATACGTCTGAAATAGCTCCTATTCATAGAGAGATATGGGAAGACATTGAAGGAATGCTTTTGCGAAATACACATGATAAGCAATCGTATATCCTTCCGAGGGGAACAGGTAAAAGCGCCTTCGCGAACTTACCAGCTGTTTCTTTTTCTGTTGCAAATAAGCTTAGAATTTTCACATTAGTATGCTCATCGACTGGTGACCTTGCTGAAAAGTTTATTAAGCAAATCAAAGAAGTTTTTGTAGGCAACGTTTATATTGAGTCGTGCTATGGCAAGCTTTTAGATCCCACAAACAAAAAATACATCTGTAATTCTTCGCAACTTGAGTTTACAAATGGAACGATGGTTGAAAGTATCAGTAGTAAAACAGATATGAGGGGTAGGAAGTATGGAAACACTCGAATTGAGTTAGCCATTTTAGATGATTACCAAAACAATGACGATTGTGCTACGGATGCAAACAGAGAGAAAAAATGGAGTCGCTTTTCTTCAGATGTTAACTTTGCGTTCCAAAAACCACAATTTGATGAAAATGGGAAAATGGTTAGACAAGGTGGCATTATGATTGGATGTGGAACAATTCAGCATCCAGAGTGTTTTTACAGTAGACTTCAAAAGTTACCTACCTGGAAGGTTCGTAAAGAAAAAGGGATTCTTGTAGATGATATTGATGAATTGTTTAATTCTGGTCTATGGGCTGAATTTAAAGACATTCTTTCAGATTCTAAAAACGAGAACAGGCTGCAACATGCAAAAGAGTTTTATTATCAAAATGAAAAGGAAATGAGATTTCCGATTCTGTGGGAAAGTTACTGGAACCCATTAGAAATGGCTCTTGCTTATTATGAAAACCCAGTTGCATATAACCAGGAAGTCCAAGGTGTCATCACCTCTACTGGACAAAAGAAATTCAAAACTATTATTACTGAATCTGCTGAGAAAATTGAAAGTCATGACTTTGTTAAAACCATGCTTTCTATTGATCCAGCAGGAACACGAAACAAACAAAAGAAGAAAAAAGACTATTACGCTTTTGTTGTAGGCAGTATCTCAGATATGAATATCAAATACGTTCGTAAAGGTACTGTCTTTAAAGGTGAGTATGAGGATTACATGGCTTGCACGTTGAAGTTGCTCAAACAATATCCCGACATTACTTTTGTCAACATTGAGAAAAACGTGTACAACGGAGCGGATGTAATTCAACTTCAAGAACTAGTTAAAAAAGATCCTGTATTATCTGGCAGAAATATTGAGTGGTTGAATAATGCTGTTACTAAAAACAAGGATGACAGAATCAACACTATTGTCGGTGATGTAAATATGGGAAGAATCATTTTTAATGAAGAGGATGAAGATGCCATTCAACAACTCAAGGATTTCGCTGGAGCGGATTTCTCTGCTTATGACGACTTTCCTGATGCAGTTGCAGAATGGTCTAAAAGAATAAATGAAGTAGAAGACATAGGATATGTTCAATCAATACCTAAGAACTGGTTCTTCTAAAGAGGTGTATGAGTATTTTTGATAAAGAAGAAATTATAAAAAAGCTGCTAGATGAATTGAAAATGACTAAACCCAATTATGATAAAAAATGGCGATACTATAGTGGGGATCATGACATTCTTCATAAACGTATTGCCAATGACCCGATGAAAAATGATATGAGGGTTTACTTTAACTATTGCAGGAAGATGGTTCAAAACAGTGTTGGATATTTGTTGGGTAAACCAGTAAGTTACAATTCTAAAACAGATAACAAAGAGTTTTTAAGTTTGATTGATTACAACTTTAATACATGGGAACACAACCATAACATTAAATTAAAAATTATATCTTCGATCAATGGTCATGCATATGAGGTTAGCTTTATTAATAGCGAAGGTGATTTTCAGTGTGCTGTATATCATCCGTCTGAAATGATTGTGCTACACGATAATTCTGTTGAAAATAGGATTACTTTAGCTGTTCGTAAATATAAAGTTAAATTTGATGAAAGTGAGTACATTGATGTCTGGGATGACACCCATTTCCGAAATTATAAGATTAATGGTGGAACTTATGAACTTTTACAAGAAAAGCCACATAGGTTTTCACGCTGTCCAGTAAGAGAACTAAAGAATAACGATTCTAAGAAATCTACATTTGAAGATATTATGAAGATTATCGACATTTACAATGCTATCCTGTCGGTATCAGCACAAGAAATCATGGATCATCGAAACTCTTATCTCGTTTTTAAAAACTGTAACATTAAAATGGAAGACGCTAAAAAAATGCGAGAAAACGGTATTATTAAGTTACCTAATCCAAATTCTGAAGTGGAATGGCTTACAAAAGACATCAATGCCACTTTCTTAAAAGACGTACTTCAATTACTTCAAGATGAAATCTACGCTCAAAGTCATCAGGTTAATTTAAATGAGAATTTCCAAAGCAACACTTCAGGAGTAACAATACGATTGAAACTCCAAGAGCTTGAAAATCAGTCAGCAATCAGTGAGTCAGACTTTGACCAGTTGTTAAAATCAAGGCTCAAACTTTTCTGTGAATATTTAGCGCTTAAAGACATCAATAATGAGAAGTTTGATTATAAAGATATTGCTATCTCCTTCACACGAAATGTTCCAGTTGATGATGTTGCCAATGCTCAAATGGTAGCTACATTGAATGGAATAGTTCCGCATGAAGATCTCCTCGGAAAGCTATCTTTCATTTCAAATCCTTCTGCAGCGTATGAAAGGCTACTTAAACAACTAGAAAACAGCAAAGATACGACACCTGGTAAATCAGATTTAATAGTAATTCCAGCACATGAAGACCCTGTTGATCCGACAGGGTCTTAATTATGCTTTAAATTCGGGAATCCTGTGAGTGGTTAGGGCAGGGAAGTATGAATGTGGGTTAGACATACAACAAAAAAGACTTTATGGCGAGTACATAAAGGCAAATTAGATGGAGTGATATATTTATGAATTTAGAAGAAGTAAAGCAGTTTCTAGAACAACAAAAAGAAACGCCAGAAGTGAAATCATATTTAAATGAGCTTTCTGCTTTATCAGAGGATAAAGTCAGACAGTTTTTAGACACTGATGGTGGAAAAAAGGTTCTTCAACCACGTTTAGATCAACATTTTACAAAAGGGTTAGAAACGTGGAAAGCTAATAATTTGGATAAGCTAGTTGATCAAAAGGTTAAAGAGCTCAATCCAACTAAAAATCCACTTGAAATCAAAGTTGAAAAATTAGAAAAAACTCTCAAGATGAAGGAGATCAAAGAAAAAGCTTTAGTGAAGGCTCACCAAGATGGTCTACCGACTCAATTAATTGACTTTTTTCTATCTGATGATTCTGAGAAAACAGAAGCTAATCTCAACACTTTCAAAGATGTTTTCGATCAACATTTGCAAAATAAGACAAAAGAAAGACTTAAAGAAGATGGCATTGATCCAAAAGGTAGTCTACAACAACCAAAAACATTTACTAGAGAACAACTTCAAGGATTGACTCAAGAACAATATAAAGCTAATGAGGAAGCTATTGATAAGCTTCTTTCATTAGATTAAAAACTATAAAAGGTTAAGGTGAATTAAATAATGGCGTATGAAAATTTTATTCCTGTTGTATGGTCAACTAAATTAAACGAAGCTTATAAAAAATCCCTGGTTTTTGGCAACCTAGTCAATACAGATTATCAAGGTGATGTTAAACATGGTAATACGGTTAAAATCAATAGTTTTGGTAGTGTAACTATTGGCGATTACGATGAAAATGGTGTAGGTGAACCAGAGCAAATTGTTGGAAGCCAAACTGAACTTAAAATAGATCAAGCTAAATACTTTAATTTTAAAGTTGATGATATCGATGCAGCTCAAGCTAATATCAATCTTCTAAGTGGGCAATTAAAAGAGGTTTCATACCAGCTTGCTGATGTGGCTGATCAATTTATCGCAAATTTATACACTGGTGTTGATCCTAAAAACACTATGGGAACAGATGAAGATCCTATGAGAATTGATTCTCAAAATCTATATAATAGACTGGTTAGTCTTAATGTGAAACTTTCTGAAGCTAACGTCCCTAAACAAGGCAGATGGGTTGTTCTTCCTGAAGCTGGTCATGGGCTATTACAAAAAGATCCCCGCTTTACTAAATTCCCTGAAGTTTTATATGACGGTTATATTGGCAATGTGGGTTCGTTAAAAGTTTTCACTTCTAATAACTGTCCTACAGTAGGGGATAATTATAAAATTATCGCTGGTCATAGTTCAGCAATCTCATTTGCTTCTCAAATTGACAAACTTGAAGCTTTTCGTCCTGAAAAGTTTTTCGCGGATGCAATTAAAGGTCTGCAAGTTTATGGAGGCAAGCTTGTTAAACCTAAGGGCATTGCTGTTTTGACAGCTTTATTTATGGATGAACTATAAGAAACTTAGGAGGGGGATTCCCCCTCCTTTTTTAATTAAAAATAAAGGAGTATGAATTATTTGTGGATTAAAAATAAAGTTACAGGTTTAGTTTGGAATGTAACTGAAGATCATTACAATTATTTGATTAAGCAGTCTGATTACGAACAATACATTGCAAAGAAGAACAAGAAAACCAAAACCAAAGTCGAAGACAATGAAACGGCAGGTGGAGACAATGAATCAACTTAAAGATTTTAAGATTTTAATTGATGAAGAAGTTGATGATGCTGTTTTACAGCTCTATATTAATGATGCAGAAAACTTCATCCTAAATCATTGTAATTTAGATGAGATTCCTAATCGTTTATATTCAGCCCTTCTAAATATCGCAGTTTTCAAATTTAAACTGAGAGGATACGAAGGAGTCAAAAGAGAATCAATGGGAGCTGTCAACGAAACGTTTCATGAAACGATCCCTGCCTATATTATTAATGAGTTGGATGACTATAATAATAACAATCAAACAGTTAAGTTGCTGTAAAAGGCCATATCATGAATTTTAAAAAAATCTTCTACAAAATAGATATTGAAACTGTCCCAAGTGGAAAGATTAACGAGATCACTGGGAAACCAATCATGGAAAAGGTAGAGAAATATACTCCATATAAATGTGAGTTCCAGCCTTTAGATGAAAAGATGTATCAGTCTGCTTTAGGTAGATTTCCAGATGTCACAGATTTGCTAATTTGTCGGCCTTTGAAGTTTCTGCAAACAGGAGCAGAGATAGTGTACAAAGACATTAAATATGAAGTTCTTTACCGTCCCAGGGATTGGGGGAAGCATATTGAGGTATTTGTAAAACCGAAAAAATAATGAAAAGAAACGCTTCGACTACATTTTCGAGGTGTTTCTTTTTTTTATTTTTGTTTTATTACAAAAGGAGATGTAAAAGTGAGTGAGCAATTAAAAATTATTGTTACACCAATGGCTGACACCTCGAAAAAATCAGTCGATCAAATAAACAGTCAAATTAAACAGTTGCAAGGCAAAGTAAACGGTCTTAAATTAGATATCAATCTAGGTAAAGATGTCTTAAAGAGTCTTGAAAATATTTCAAAGCGTTTTTCAGAGAATCAACGCAGCTTAAGAGATTTCAATTCAACAATTAAAGAGTTCGAGACTGTTTTCAAAAATGCAGATGGATCAATTAAAACAGTCAATCAGAAAATAAAGCAAAATGGAGAAATCCACGAAAAAACCCGAAAAGTCATTGATAATACAACAAAGAGTTTAAGAGAAGAGGCTAAAGAAGTAGCGAAGCTTACTCAACTTACGGAGCGGCTTGGTCAGAAACAAAAAGAAGTAAACAAAACTGACGGCTCTGGGAGAAGAACAGGAAAAGTCGAAAAGTACAAAAACGGCTTTGATGATGTTACATACGCTTCTGATAAAAATGGCTTAAAGTCTGTAAAAACTGTAACTAATTACGACCAGCAGCGAAAAGCTATTGATGCGTTACACGATGCATTGGAGAAATTGCGCCAAAAAGGAATAGTATCAGATGTTACTTTGACATCTTTAGGTAAGAAACTGAATCTGGCTCAAAGTGCAAATGAGATTGAAGCGCTTCGAGGGAAAATAAAGCTTTTAGATGATAAGTCAGCAGCAGTAGCCAAGACGCAAGAAATACAGCGTCAAATTCAGTTATATCAAAGACTTGCTGCAGTTAAAGCTAGTAAATTAACATCCCAATATGGCTCATCTATAAGTGATACAAACTCACAAGCAATTCAGCAATATCTCTCATCAGTAAATGCTTTAACTAGTCGCACACCTAAGCTTCAAAGTCAGATGCAGACTTTAAATGTTCAGTTCAGAGAGCTTTCGGCAAATGTAACTAACTCAGCTCAGAACATTAACACATTTGGCGGTAGGTTAGGCGATGCATTTGCAAGGATGCCAGCCTATTTAATTACTGGATCGATATTCTTTGGTGCAGTTAGCGGTCTAAAATCTATGGTCGATAATGCTATCATGCTTGACTCTAAAATGACTGAAATTCGAAGAGTAATGGATGCTCCTGATTATAAGTTTAATGAGTTGTTACAACGTTCAATCGATCTAAGTAATGAACTGTCTAACAAAGTCGCTGATGTCCTTACAATGACATCTGAATTCGCCAGACAAGGTTATAAAGGTGACGAACTCCTCTACCTAACTAAAACCTCTCAAGTCCTTCAAAATATCTCACAACTTCAACCTGAAGATACCGTTAAGGCACTTACATCAGCAATGGTCAACTTCGGTATAGCTTCAAAAGACTCTCTCAAAATTTCTGATGCTCTAAACGAAGTCGATAACAACTTTCAGACATCTTCATTAGATTTAGCTCAGTCAATGCGCAAATCAGCAGCGGCAGCAAAAGTTTATGGTGTAAGTATGGAACAGTTACTTGGCTATACAGCAAGTATTCAATCAAGTACAAAAGAGTCGGGTAACGTTACAGGGAACGCACTAAAAACCATTTTTGCTAGAATTCAAACGAACAAACAAGCAGTTTCAGCTTTAGAAGGAATAGGAATAGCTGTTAAAGATGCAGGTGGAGAAGCTATACCTGTTGCGGATATCTTAGAGAAACTAGCTGGAAGATGGAAAACACTGTCTCAAGCTCAGAAGCAACAATTAGGTATCACAATCGCTTCTCAATTCCAAAATACAAGATTCTTAGCGTTAATGGAGAACTGGGAAACAGCTACTAAAGCAACTTCAATGGCCATAAACAGTCAAGGAAGCTCGATGAGGGAGCAAGAGAAATACTCTCAGTCATTAGAAGCTAGGCTAAACAATCTATCTAATAAGTTTGTAGAGCTTTCTGAAGCTGCAAGCAGGGCTTTTATTAGTGATGGTCTAATCGCTGCTACTGATGTATTAGGCGACTTGTTAGCTGTAATATCAGGAGTAGTCAATTCCATTGGTTTTCTCCCTACGGCTTTCCTAACAGCTAATGCAGCTGTATTTGCGTTTAGTAAGACGGCTAGAGCAATGCAGACGGCCTTAGTGTTTGGCGTAGGTGCTTTGAGCGCAAGTCAAAAAGCTTTATTAGGCGTTGAAGCAGGGATGTCTAGAGCGGCACTAGCTACAAAGGCTATGACTGTAGCATGGAGAGGATTGATGTCTGCAACAGTAGTTGGAGCAGGTTTAGTTTTGATTGGAGTAGCCCTAGAAAAGATTGTAGGAGCTTACTCAGACGCTAAAAAAGCTAGAGAAGAATTTGAACAAACTCAAAATACAAATATTGAAGCACTTACAGTCAATAAAGATCAAACAGAAGAATTAATTAAGAGATATAAGGAATTAGATAAATCTAGGCGTGATGGCGGTCTCACAACAACAAATGAGCAAGAATATCTTAAGATAACCCAAGAGTTAGCTAATCTGTTTCCTGCTCTGGTGGAAGGTGTAGATTCAACAGGAAGAGCACACTTAGTTTCTGCTGAACGAATTGATAAAGAGACTGAAGCCGTTAGAAATTTAATCAAAGCAAAAAAAGAAGAAACTAAAGTTCAAGCTTCTGACACTGCTCGAGATTCGATTAACAAAATCAAAGATTTAAATAAAGAATTAGAGAAGAAACAAAAAGACTTAGACAATCCATTTGTATCTGATAATCCCTTCATTAATGCAAAAGCACCTATATCTAAGACAGATGTTGATAAAGCTAAAATCAAAACGGAAATGGAGTCCATTCGTCAGCAAGTAGTAAGCGCTTCTTATGAAATGAAAGATAAGATCATTGAAACTGCAGAAGCGTTTAGCAAATTAACAATTAGTACAAGTTTAAAAGACCAAATTAAGCAGGTTGTTGATGCGCTTAATCTTGATGAATTGACTGATCCTAAAGATGTTGAGGAATTTGAGAGGAATTTAGGTAGGATCCAAGATGCATTACAAAGAGCGTTAGATGATAGTGATTCAGGTGGGTTTGAAAAAGCTAAAGAAGAATTAGATGCATACCTGTCTAAATACCAGGTATCAGATTCAAGCATTGATATCATGAGTATCAGCATGGACAAGTTAAAGGGGATAGTTAATGACACTGCTGTTACCTATGACGAATTTGGGGATGCAGTTGACGAAACAGGCAATAAAGTAGCTGATTTAAGCAGTCGCCTTAAAGAAGTTAAAGGCGATATTGAAGCTACGGCTGATGTGCTGAATCAATTAATTAAATCTGGTCAAACAACAGCAGCAATGGAAGCTTTGCAAGGTGAAGTATATGATGACTTAGCAGACCAAATGTCTCCTCTCAATGATCTGTTAGAGAAAATGGCTGAAGGTAAAGCTATATCAGCCTCTGAAGCAATGAAGCTTATTCAGAAAGAAAAAGGTTTATCAGAAGCTATCTCCGTTGAAAATGGTGTAGTGAAAATAAATCGTGATGCAGTTGTAAAATTAAGAAACGTTAAACTTAAAGCATACAATGACATGCAACAATCAGTTAAACAAGACCTACTTAATCAAGCTAATGCAACTGCTAAAAAGATTAAAAACTATGGTTTAGAAGTAAAAACAATTCAAACTGTGGCTGATGCCCAATCTAATTTAGCTGCATTAAAGAAAAAGATTGATGATGGTGGAGCTAGAAATCCTACTGAACTGTTAGAGATGGATAAGGAATATGGTGAAATGTCAGATATCACAAGTCAGCTCGAAGACTTGGATAAGATGTCTGAGTTGGTAAACTCCTCATTAACCGAAGTTGGCACATCCTATGAAACAATGTCGGATTCAGCTGACAAAGCTTCAAAATCAACGAAAGATTCAATTTACGTTGCAGACAAATATAAAGAAGCATTAGAGCGGGTCAATAAGCAGATTGAAGAACAAAACAGAAAAACTAATGACTACCCTAAATGGTCACAGAAATATCGTGATTCAATTAAGAAGGAAATCAAAGCTTTAGAACGAAAAGAAAAACTTCTTAAGAGTCAGATTAAGCTTCTTAAAGAACAGATTAAATCTGGATACATTGCTCAAACGGGTATTGTTGATTCTTCTTCATCCTACTCCCCTTCTAGTTCTTCATATTCTGCTTCAGGTGGTTCTTACTCAGGGAAATACTCAAACATAATTAATCAAGCTGCATCGAAATACAATGTCCCAGCTGCGTTAATTGCTGCGGTTATTAAGCAAGAATCTAACTTTAACCCTAATGCTCGTTCATCGGTTGGAGCAACTGGTTTAATGCAACTTATGCCTGCTACAGCAAGAGGTCTAGGAGTTAAAAATTCTAGGGATCCTTACCAAAACGTAATGGGCGGTACCAAGTATCTTAAGCAAATGCTTGATAAGTTTGGATCGATTGAAAAAGCATTAGCTGCATACAATGCGGGGCCTGGTAATGTAACCAAGTATGGTGGCATTCCTCCATTTAAGGAAACGCAAAATTACGTTAAGAAAGTAAACAACTACTTTAAACAAATGGGCGGTTCACTATCCTCTAGTGGCGGATCGGCTGCTGGTTACTATGACTCAATGAGAAGAACATCTCATTTCGGTCAGCAAGAAAAAGGTTTACGCTCTGCTCCTCATAAAGGTTTAGATTTGGCAGCTAAATATGGTACTCCTATTAAGTCTCTAAAATCAGGTAAAGTCCTCACTGCTGCATACTCTAAATCTGCTGGATATTGGGTTGTTGTCCAACAAGATGATGGTACCGTAGCCAAGTATATGCACATGCAAAAAGGACTCAATGTTAAAGCTGGTCAAAAGGTTCAAGCTGGTCAAACTCTTGGTAAGATGGGAAGTACTGGTCGTTCTACTGGTACTCATCTTCATATGCAGATTGAGAAAAACGGTAAAGCTATTGATCCAGAAGCATATATGCAACAAATCGGCTCAGATTTGTCTAGCTCTGAAGCTGAACGTCAACAAGCTATTTCACAAGCTAAATCAGATTTATTGGGACTTGAAGGTGATCTATCTTCTGTCAAAGACCAAATTCAAGACCTACAATATGAAATCGTTCAGTCAAAACTTGATGAATTCGAGAAGCGTAAGTCTGATTTAGAGTTGAAAGTTGCTCAAAACCAATCTAAAGCTAGTCGTTATCTCAATGACAGCGCACAGTTTAGAAAATATACAAATGAGCAACGTAAAGCAGTTGAAGCGCAACAAAAGATTCAGAATCAAAAAGTTAATTGGATCAACAAAGAGTTAAAACAAAATAAGCAATTAAACTCTGCTCAACGTGCACAACTTAGAGAAGAATTAAAGCAAGCTAAGCTTGATCTCATCAGCATCAAAGATCAGGTTTATGAGTTACAGGCTACTATTGTTCAATCTAAAACCGATCAAATTCTTAATAACATTGATAAGTCTTTCAAAAAGACTGAATCAAAGCTTAAGAACGTCGATATCAAGATCCAGACAACCGAAGAAGACAAGGATAAAGTTAAGTACTATAGTCAGCAAATCAAGCTGATTCAACAGCAACAAAAAGAAGCTGCTAAATACATAACACAGCTTGAAAAACAGAAAAAAGCAGCTAAGGGATTTCCTGAAATCCAGAAACAAATATCTGATGAAATTTCTTCTTGGAAAGATAAGCAAAAGGATTTCAATTTAGAGCTATATCAAACCAAGAAAAGTATTAAAGATATTTACAAATCGCTTGCTGATGAAGTCGTCTCTATCTATAAAGAGATGTACGAAAAGATGCGTGATATTGAGCTTGAAGCTCATCGTAAAGCTACTCAAGATATCATTGATGGCATCGATAAGGAAGACGATGAAGCTAAGTTCCAAAAAGATTTAAAAGATCGCCAGGAAAGTATTCAAAAGCTTTTAGATCAGATAAATCAATATGCGTTAGACGACTCAGAATTTGGTAAGTCAAAGGTAAAAGAACTTACTGAACAGATGCAAAAAGAACAGCTTGATTTAGATCAATTCCTAAAAGATCGTGAAAACTCCAAGCGTAAAGAAGCTTTGCAGGATCAACTTGAAAAAGATGAGAAATCAATCAACACCAAGTATGATGATCTTGTAAATGATGAACGTGGGTTCAAGAATTTAGAAGGAAAATTGATGAATGGTAAGATCAGTGACATCAATAAGCAGCTTTCTGAGTTCACTAAATTCATCAATTCAAATATGGAGTCAATTGGCAAGTCTATCTCTAACAATTTGATCGATAAGCTTAAAGAGGCTTCAAATGCTCTCGGTGTTGTCGTTAAGGGAAATACAACTGGACAAAAGATCGCTCGTTTTAAGACTGGTGGATCAGTTGGTAAAGTACCAGCCCAAGGAGCTTTAGCTGTAGTAGATGATGGAGAAATTGTCCTCAATAAACAAGACTCAGTTAACATGCTTAAAGCTGTCGAGTTGCTTAGAGAAACAAAGATAGAAGATCGAAGTATGGGAGCAATAGCAAAGAGTTACGAGTCAATACGAAGTATGTTTAACAATGTTGCTTCTTCAGTAGTTATCCCTAAACTATCGGTTCCAGGATTTGAAGTGTCAGAGTCTAAGAATGTTACGAACAATTATTCAGTGAATATGCACATTGATAAAATGGTCGCTGATGAAAAAGGGGCTAATAATGCACTGCAAGCAATTCGCCAGGGATTAAAACAAATGAAAGGTAAGGTCTAATAGGTGTATAGACTGTATTCTATACACCTATTTTTTGTTTGTTTTTCCCAAGATTTTGAGAGATAATTGAAATTGAAAGTTTTTGTTTTCATCGAGAGTTAATGAAGACATAGGAATCTTTATAAAATCATTCTTTTAAAGAGAGGGGATAATATGTTTTTAGAATTAACAGAAGATGAAAAAAAACAACTTGAATACGAAGTTATTCTTCCAAAAACGAGATTGGCACTCACGAGATATCTACGCACGCTTTGCCTAGATGAAGAATATCAAGTTAGGAGCGGTTATTTAAACCGAATTATTAACATAGCAAATCACATTCTAGGTAAAGAAATTTTTATCTATGATGATTACGAAGAAGTTGAAGGTAAATCTACAGTGGTACAAATGGGGCATTTAGAGCTAATATTGAAAATATCAAACACTGTTCAGTTTATTGAAATAATTTTAGATTTGCTTAATAATGGTTTAATTGAGCTTAATATTGTTAATCGAGTTCTAAAAACTCACAATGCATCGTTCAAGATAGAAGAACTTGACGGAGATTTCATAATTGAGATTGATGATTTGACTGAAAAAGAGCAGTTTGAAGATGTTAATGAACATAAAAATATTAGATCTCTAATAGAACGTATGAAAAATATGATGAACGATGAAGATTATGCTGGAGTTCTTCACACAGCTGCCAGTATAGCAGAAACATTAGCCAAAGAGGTAGTGCAGAAACCAAGTATAGTTGATAAATCTTTGGGATCTTTTATTGGTTTATATAAGAAAGAAACAAAACTCCCAGAAAGCTTTATTGATTATATTAAGTATATCTACAATAAAAGAAACAGTGAACCTCTGTCGGGACATGGTAGTATAAATGAGCCAAGTATCACAAAAGCAGAAGCCATTATAATTTCAGAAATGACTAAAGCTTTTGTGATTATTGAGAAAAAGCTGATGATTCAAAATTAGCCAATAGGCTGGTTTAGAATAAAAGAAGTATTTTGAAGAAAGTAGGGGAGGGATTAATATGAAAGTATCTTTAAATGATGTTAGACCTGGAATGTGAGAAAAAGAACCCTTTAATTTTGGGGTTCTTTTTTATTTTTAGACTTTTTTATATTTGTGCATTAGGTGTGAAGCGAAATCATAAAACTCTTTTGAAGCCACAACTTCTTTAAAGAATTTTTCTATTTCTGGTGTTACCTGTGTAGTGATTCTATAGTTCTCAATTGATTCTTTTCTCTTTTTTGATTTGTTTTCGTGTTGTTCGCTCATGTTGATTAACCTCGGTAAATTTAGATTCCATACGTGCTTCTTTTATGATTATATTTGCTAATTCTTGATAGAATTGATCTTCTGTAACTACATCACCATATACTTGAGGGAAAATTGCTATTGAGTAGGGTTTTCCTGGAAAAGTCAATGTTTTTGTTTTGTTTTTCTTTGCGTGTTCAAAGTTTTCTTTCCATCTTCCTCTGTTTGTCTTAGCCAAAATAAAACTCCTCTAGTTGAATTTAATAAATTAATAATAAGAAGAATAGAGGAGGGGGTCTATATGTAAATGATGGTAATAAAAAACCACCTACACATCAATGTAAGTGGTCATTTGTACAACTACTTAATAGTATTCACATCAATCCCATTAAGTAGAGTCATTGTTTGCTCGTTTTCTAGAAACGATGTTTAGAACAAGCATGAATATAAACAATATACCTCCAACTATCCCTGTGATTATTTCATCTTTTGAAGCAAAGTTCACAATGGTGATAATTAAAATGGCTAATACGCCGAGTAAGGATAAATTATTTTTCATAAAAAAATCCCCTTTCTAAAACATATTGTACTATAGAAATATTTTTACATAAATGGTAAAATTATATCAATCTTGATTTATTAGGAGGAATAGAATGAGAAAACTAAGAAATTACATCTACATAATGGTGTCCGTCTTTTTATTTTCAATGGTTGCTCCAAGTTTTGCAAGTGCCATTGATACTAGTGATGCAGCTCCCACTAAAAATGAGCGTTTAGCTGACAGTGAGATGTTTGATCAAACTGAGAGTGTCCTTAAATCAATTGAGAATATCCCCAATGCAGTTTTAGATAAGGGAATAGAAGCTACTGCAGAATGGTTTGAGAAAGAAACAGGTTTGTTCGTGTCTATTTATTACAGAGATGGGGAAGGATTTTTGAAGTTTGGAGAACAAGACCCTAATGTTATTAGAACTTCTAATGTTTTAGGATGTATTACTGCTGTAGGTGTTGCACTTGTAAGTAATGCATTTTCTTTCTCTAAGATTACAAAAATAAAATCTGCGTTAAAAGCTTTGGGCGGTACATCAAAAGCAGTGAAAGATATCAAAAAGTGGTATGACAAATATCGCTATGGTGGCTTTTCTCGATATAAAGCTATGGATAAAGCTTTGGATAAAGTTTCAAAAAATTTAAACAAGGATGTTAAAAATGCTCTTCTAGACTTTTTCAGTTTAACAGGAGTTGCTGCAAACTGTTTTTAACTTTTAAAAATAAAAACAAGCGAGATATTTATCGCTTGTTTTTTTATTTTGCTTTATCTTCAATTCGTGTCAAAGAATTTTCAATCTTGTCTATGTGTGTATAGACATTTTCAAAGCCTTCATGCAACTCATTGCTCATCTCATTAAGTATATTAAGAATTTGTTCGGTCATTTCAATTCACCTCTGACCAATTATAATACTGCTCATTTTCCTCCAGCTTGGTAACTGTGGATTTAATTTCTTTCACATCTTGTTTAATGATTGAGACATCCGCAGCTAATTGTTCAATCAACTTGAATAATTTTTCGTCCATTTTGCTTACCTCTAATTTATTTATCACTATTGCAATTGTTTTGTTTAACGAATTGCAAAAAATAAAAAGCAATACTTTTGCTTAAGAGTCTTCCTCGATTTCTTCTAATTCAACTACATCGTGTATTTCACATTCTAGATATTCGCAAATTTTAATTATAACCCCTAACGATACAATCTCACCTTTAGACATTTTGGCAAGCGTTGCAGAAGAAATGTCCGTATCATTTCTAAGATCGGATTTTTTTTTGTCTTTCCTTATCAAAGTGATTTCCATTGGTTTATAACTTGGTCTTAATCTCACTAAAACACACCTCTTCATTATAATCAACTATTTAGATTGTAACATATAATGTTTAATTATCTAAAAATAAATTTCAAAAAAGTATTGATTAATGTTTATTTATGGTTTATTATATGTTTAGAAAGTTAAACAAAAACAAAAAGTAAATAAACATTATGTTAGGGTGATTAAATGAATCATATCAAAATCGTTCAAACCGAATTCAACACACAAGAAATCAACAATCTTTACACAGCAATCATCGTTAAAGAAGGTTATGCAGTAGGGGAGTGTGATGGCCAGGTTGTTTTAGCTGAAATCACTCAACGAACTGACGGTAAATACGATGAGGGAACGATCTGGTATATAGGAAGAAACGTTCCGTATGCAGACTTAGAAACGCTTGCTGAGGTCGTTACACATCTATTGAAGCAAATCACGCTTTGGGAAGTCTTAACCGATTTGAGGATATTAGAACCGAAGAATCAAGAAACAGAATTTGACTGTATAATCCTTGATCCAACTAAACCAATTACAAAGGGGAAATGAGCATGTTAAACATTGTTAATCCAAACTGGAAATTATCTGTAGGTCAAAGAGTACAAACGTTATACGGACTAGGAACGATTGAAGAAGTACATAGCAATGATCAATATGGAGTCGCTGATGATGAATATAACATGCTTGATGTTTATAGTCGTGATGAATTAGCTGTAGTGGGGTTAAATTAATGGGGAAGTTATTTAGAAGGTTCATAGATGAGTTACTGTTTGTAACAATCATGAGCACATTAGGGCTATTCCTACTGCTCATGATCGTCATTTCTAGCTGATTAGAAAAGTGTTGGCGCACTATCTAATCTGATGGGTTGGTACAAATCCCATGATACCAGCCCATTCTAACTTATTTTTAATCTATATTCAATATTTTGCATTACGACCTCATTTAAACATAGGTCGTGCATTTTGTGAGGTAAGTAAAGTTTACCTCACAGCTCTAGTTCAAGGTGAACCATACTTAACTGAATAGAATCAGTCTGTACTCCTGAATCAAGGTGTTGTCTTTAGTGATGCCTATTTTAAGGGTAAGACTGTCGTGGAATGCGCTAACACACGTTAAACTTGAAAGGGTAGTGACTCAGCCGATGCAAAAAATGAGGATAGGATACCACTGTGCTTCCCTATTTGCACATGTATCTGAAAGGCGAAAGCTGCCATTAAGTGCTGAACGAAGGATGGGTGTATCGTTTCTGACGATGCAGGACAAGCCACGAGTAGGAGAACCCAAATTTGGGGGCTCTGAAACTGTTAGGGACACTTGACACAGTAGGCTTGTTTGGAGAATAACCAACGGCAAATAGGGTGACACATACGGATACCATAAGCTTGATACACTATCAAGTTAGTCAGTCGCCTGTCTGAGTTTGTTTATTTTTTTACAAGCAAATTCAGGCAGACAACTTGTCCAGCCGTTGTCCATTGCTTTCAACCTATCAAGCCAAAAAGCAAACGACAAGTCAAGACTAATAGTGAAAATAAATTTCGATATGTCACGAAATATCAAACAGGAGGAAAATGTATGAGTAGAACTGAAGAAATCAAAGAATTCACACGAAAAATTAAAGAGTTGGAAAACAAATATCAAGTGAAGATTATTGCAGAAGACGAGTATGTGGGATTACTTTACCAAGATAAACTTGATAACATACTTTACGAAAATTCAAATGGAGAATTAACTAAAATATAATATAAAAATTACGGAGTGATAAATATGAAAAAAGAGAAATTATTGAAAATATTTAATGAACTTTTGGAGGACTGGTATAGTGCAGAATGCACTCTGGAGGGATTTGCAACATTTCAAGATGAAGACTCAATAGAAAAACAGAAGAGAGAGTATGCTGAACGTTTTAATGCAGTGTTAAAACAGTGATTAGAGAATCCAAATTTAGATGCTCCTCTAATATTCATCAGCCCCAAATCTAGGCCAAAGGATTAGCTTTATTTCTGTCAATTTGACAGGTATTAAAGGGAGTAGTTTTAACCGACACCCTATATGACAGGAACACTATGACGGTCACCACTATCATTTTAAATGAGGGTATTAGGCTGCCTAAATTGAACTTAGGAAGTAAATGAATTCATTATCAATTAAAGTCTGTAGTGGGAGTGCCATATGTTAAATGTTACGCTTAAACCATTTTCTTCCTTGGACGATATATTAGACGAGGTGATCTATTATGAAAAAGAAAAAAAATAATGAGATGGATTTTAACAAAAGCACCCTCGAAGAAAACTTAACAAATAAGTCAACACGGAAACTAATCAAGTTTCTAGAAAAATCATTTCCTAGTCAACAAAAGTCTTCAGATATTGAAGATAAGATTAAGGCTATAAGGTGTTTAAAAAAAGACTTTATTTTATATGCAATAGCCAGATTGGAGAAGATTTGTTATATAAGTGATCTTAGACAATCAATAATAGTAGTGGGATTTTTCGTAACTACTATTTCACTAATATTTAGAGAATCAGGGATCTTTAAACGATTGTTTCAGTTAAATTTAGATTATGGGTGGATGTTTGTCATATTTGCTTTATTGCTATTTTTTTTAATGTACATGGCGTATAAAGATAGAAAAAGATACATTGTATCACTTCATTTTAAAGAGTTACTAATTCAAATAAAAGAAGATATGAAAAAGAAATAAACTCATACAAGCAAGTAGCTGGACAGGCCATATTTGAGATTGGTAGACGGTTGAAACATGTGAAAGAGAATGATTTAGTTCATGGTGAGTGGGGGAAATGGTGTGAGTCGATTGGAATAACTCAAGACCTTTCGAGAAGATATATCAGAGTGTTCGAAGAATTTAATGGAGGAAATCACGTGACGTCACGTGATTTAGGATTGAATGCCCTTTATGAAATTGCTCAACTATCTCCCGAACAAAGGATACATCCGCAGACTGTACCATCCACAGGTGAGACAAAAACTGTAGACGAAATGACTGTACGTGAGCTGCGTGAAGTCAAGAAAGCTTTAAAGGCAGCTGAACAAGATAAGAAGCGACTGGAACGGGAGTTAGATGAAGCTAAGAATATGGATCATTATGAATTAATTGAGGATTAATTATTAACCCATGTTATCATAGAAGAAAATGGATGTTGGGGGATTGTCATTAAATGCTTAAATCAAAGTTAGTTGTTTGGACGTTTATCGTTGTGACTGGATTCTATATGTTGGTGAGTATATGGAACATTGCTGTATTTCCAGATAAGACATGGACAGATTACGCAGGACAGATTCTAATTGTCGTTTTTGGGAGTATGGTCAATGGTTTCATTGCTGCTTTCTTTATGTACGCAGCAGCCATGTTAGTGAGATATATTAATGGTAATAAAGCTTAAATTTGCAGACAGGGAGATGTTACCTGTCTGTTTGTTTTAATTAAATACTAATTAAAGTTTATTAAAAACTAAGGGTGGGGCATTATGCCAACACCTTATTCGTCGTTCTTTAATTTATAAATTGTTGTATAAAAAATAAAAAATGAAAGTAGGAATTAAATGTTAAACATCAAAATTGATGAAGAAGAAGTTAGAAAACTTTACATAGATGAATTGGAGAAACACTTAAATAAGCTCGACAATGAAAAACTGTTTTGGAATACTAAGGAGCTAGAATATCAGACAAGTATGTGTATGAACACTATGCAAAAAGAGTTTTTCTTTGATAAAGATTTCCCAAAAAGAAAGATAGGGAACAAGTGGTATTATCCTGTAGCTCAAACTAAAGAATTCTTATTAAAATGGATTAATAATCAGTAAATCAATGGGGCTAATTTCAATGTGATTTTGACCACCAAATTGACCACCATTTGACCACCGATGGATAATTTAAGATAAGTTAAGATGAGGGTTCTATCTGTTAAAACGTTGATTTAATAGGCTTAAGAAGCTACAAATTACATATATTAAGCAATAAATCATGTTTACAACACACTTCTTCACATGTTAA